CCTGAGCCAAAGTTGTTGGAGCAGACGTGTTGATATTATAATTCAAATATAAAAACGTTGTTCCACTCGTGGTTGTTGGACATGCGGGCACATAAACAAACCGCATGTAATGTATCTTGAATACCTGGTAATTCGCGGCAATGGAGCTAAGCCAAGCAAATTGTGTGGACAGGCCGGGATTAATTTGATAACCCCCAACATTGAAGGTACCATTACTCCCAGTGAGCGCAATCATTTGCTCAAAATTAGCTACGCGCATATTACCACCAACACCACGAGAAAGAGGGAAGATATTTCTCTTCCCTCTTGCCCCACCATAAGCGGCAGGGACTTGCACTGTGCCACCTCCAGGCGTAGCATACTCACCAGGCCTCATAGAATATGAGTTGGGTGCAGCTCGCCGGGGGGCACGTTTCTTTTGGGGTGATCGCTTTCGATTTCGTCGTTTTGTCATATTGTATTGGATCCGGTATATGACACCCGGACTGTTCATCGCTGGATCCCCGAAGGGAGGAGCCGTGCAGTCTCTCGGCATTCTGATTAGCACGTAAATATTTACAGGATTGCTCCAAACGTTTTGGTCCATTTAAATCCAGCGACCCAATTCCCACTAGAACCATTGTGGCAGGAGGTCAAGTCTATGACGCTTGACCTCTATACCAAACTCGATATTCCTATAGTAATTTTCGATGTTCTCCTGTTGATCAGGGAGGATACCGAAAGCTAAATAGAATTCATAACGAGTTTTTGGGTGTATTGGTGAATAGTGACCTTTCATACCATTACTCAACCAACTAAGACCCCCTTCAATTTCGACGGTTTTGTGACGTCTGTTGGCAGACCGACTAAATCGGTTATGGCGGACTAAATCTATACGGTTGGCATTCCGGATATAAGCAGAATAAAACTCCTGCATCACAGGAACACCAGCTGACATAGACAATCCACCCTGGCCAACAGCATCAATCCAAGCTTTGGACACAGCACGAGATCCCAGTTGTTTAAGCGAGAGACAATCCTTCGCTAAAGACTTCGGAAAATTACGCACCATGACAACACCGTTTGGTGTCCAGATTGGATGAGTTTGACAAAACTCAATCTGGCTCATGTGGTAGACCGGAGCTTCAACTTTCATGTTGAACCCCATTTCCAAGAACCATGCATCTAACCCAATACAAAACTGTTTCAGGTAATGACTCTCGAAAATAACCACACAATCATCGCCATTGTTAATTAACGATAGCGGCACACCAACGTGTTTACCATAAGCATGGACCAACGCACACATCAAAAGGCAATTGCCGAGAGCGGTATTAACATCACCACTCATACGGCACCCATCTACTACATACTTAAGGGTCCCATCACGACAATACCCACGAACAACATTTCTAAGTTGCCATGTTAGGTATCGTCTTAATTCAGGGCTCTTAAATACACCGTTGTACACTGAGTGTTCCCACTTAAGTGCTTGAACACCCACGTGCTGGTCGAAGCGTGAAGCATCGAGACCAACTGCAACGGGAGAAGAGTACTTATCCCACTTGTCACTAATGATTTTACCTAGTTGGGCAGAATTAAACCCTTTTGCAACCGTAGGTTCACCATATATATCGGCAATAGCACGATACACGTGATGTTCTAAAGGTCGCAAAAAACGCCCTACCTCAACATTATATCTGGGTTCACGAGGACTAATAATTCTCGGATCAGGATCAGGCTTGTCATCTGAATTGATAAACTCAGCTTTAACGAAAGCCTTAATGTGGGCATCCCGTTGAGTAATGCCACTGGTAAGCAAACTCTCAACGGCTTTGGTGTAAACGGCCAACTTACGACCCTTGTAATACTGGAGAAACCCAGCATAATCTACAGGGGTGGTCCGAGGTAGACGTTTAAACATCAAGTCGCGGAAATATCGCAAACGCTCCACATATATCCCAGCGCTAGGTATCGGCTTTGGTTTTCCTTTGACGTAGAAAACCCTGGTCAATACACCACGCTCCAGATTATTAAGTGATGAATTGTGCACAAGATACCGATTTGGAGGGGACATAGACCCTATCTGGTAATACTTGCGCACATGGACTTGAGCACCTAAGCGGGGCTTGACCGTCAAAGCGGGATGAGACAAGGTACTCTTAATAGCCTCAACCCCGGTCAATTCACCTAGGCACCCCTAGCTGGATGAAAATCCAAGCATACGGCCGATCTTGCCGTAGTAGGATTCCCATTCAACATCAACCTCACCCTGCCGTGAGATAGACTCAATAGCTGCACCAGCTTTATAAGCGTCGATCTCATGACGGGATGGAACAAAGGTCAATGTAGTCGCGAGTTCAGAATATCTAAGGATATGAGATGGCCGCATACCATGTTGCTCCATCAACTCTCCAATATATTTCCGAACCATGTGACGATTGGCTTCTGTCCAGCGAAGACGTCCAAACTTCGCCTTAGCAGCCACTACAAGTTTAGCCTGGAATCTATTCGGCTTATCAAGGTTCCGGGCAAACTTAGATCCATTTTCTTCTCCACTTTTGAATTCAGTGTCGTCGACGTGTGCCATCACGGCAGCGACTCGGTCTTCAAAACGCCTTGATAATTTGTGTGTAGGTTTGTTCCTTAAAAGGAAAGCAACATACAAGATCGCAAAGAGGATGGAAAGTAGCAATATCTCAAGTAACATCTTTAACTCTCGTGGGTAGGTTGTATCAGTTTCTTGAAAAACCCATTTACCCATGGGTGGGCACTTTTGCTTGTTTACGCAGGTCTCAGTGATCAATGCTGCGCCCGGGTTCAAACTGGGATGGGGCCCAGTCCTGCCCCGCGATACCAC